GATATAGATCATACACTACAACTCTACTGGCCGTCAAGTCTTTTTCGTGCTTGGGGTAACCATTGAGAGCGCTGCATCAATCGACGCAAGTTGCCTATCTTTATTAGTCAACAAGATTAGAAGTAGTCTATAGTTGCGTAAACGCGCCTTAAGGAGTATTTGCTTTCTATTAAGCAGTGGGATAAATCCAAATAGCATTGTGTACTCCGGCTCCATCTCTAGCTCGTTGGATACCGACTCACGCATAGCAATTAGATACTGTGTAAGTCTATCTGTAGTTAATTGGCTTTCTTTTGCAGCCTTCACCATCTCGCTTAGGGTTTTCTTTTCTTCATCTGTTAGGTCCTCGTATTTGAGGTTATGTTTAGCAAGATACTCTGTCTCGTTCATATATGTTTATTGTACACCCATTGGCGCCTGTGGTACAGAGGCAGGGGCTTGTCCTGGTTTTGGCTGTGTCTGTCCTTGCATCATACCCTGGCCCATTTGTGCTGCTTGTGTTAGTCTGTCTTTCTCAGCCTGTAATATCTCAAGTATTTTCTCTGGCGGAAGCTTGGAAAACTCAAGAAGCTTTTGTTGATATTCGGTCATAAGGGCCTGATTACCCGGCATATTAGCTACTGCTGCACTCATCTTTTGGAGTGTTTGCGTGTCACTTTGATCCTTGTCTTCTTGTGACCAAATCTTAATGGTGTACCCGGCGGCACTGTGCCAATCTTTCGGGTCAATTTCCCGGCCATATTGTTCATTAGTGTTGCGTCCTTTTTTGTATATCTTTACTGCATCAAGCTTATTCGGCGCAGCTTCGATAAACTTAAGAAACTTCTCGGCGCGTTTTTTCCAACACGCGGTATACAGTTTACTCATGCCCTTAATACGTGACTTAGCTTCGCCAAGGGCAAGTTGTACCTCACCAAGCGTTACCTTACGATCGGTTTGTACACCCTGTTGGGTTGCGGTTGCGCCCGTTGCACGCTCACTCATCTCTTGTACGTACCTCATTTCATCAAGACTTTCGCTTAAATCGGGTATTTCAATGCGCTGTATGTTTTCTGTGATGTTGCCGCCTAGTGGAACGGGGATACCATACGCTCCAAATGGTTGTGGGGCCCATGTCTGTGGGGTAAAGCCCTCAAGGTTGGAGTTAAAGAAGTTCATACCAAAGCTTCGTAGCGTTCTATTTTCAATGAGTTGCGAAAAGAAAACGTCAAGAATGATATTGGCTGGCCTACATATATCTGCTTTACTGTCGGTCCAGAAGTCCTGCATATCTACATCGTCGGCCCATGAGTTATAGATAAAGTGAGTTTTCCAGTAGTCATCTTTTGTAGGTCCAATCATTTCTGCTTGTGGTTTCTCCATAAGCATAGTGTTATTGTCCGCTTCAACAAACACATATATCTCCGCTTCTTTCCCGTCGCGTTCTTGCTTAAGGTAGGTAATGGTCAGCTCCACGTATGTTTCGCCCAGAATGGGTTGAAACGCGTCAAGCACACCAAGTTTTGATTGTCTTTCTTGTTTTTGGTCTAGGCTGTTTGTATTTTGCGTCGCTTTAATGAGGCCCTTTTCAGTGGCGAACCACATTTTAAGGTCTTGTATTGCCTGTTGATCGTAGTCTTTGTTAAGTTCGAGTGTAGACAATGGGACAAAAACATGCTGGTGAACAAGGTATCGAGCGGTATCTAGGTCTGTTGGATCTACGTACCGATCAACAAGCATGTCCTCCGGATCAACTATGGCAAACTTAATTGCTCCATCGACTATTTGCATCTGGTCAAAAGTTCGTCCAAAGAAGAGATCTTGCTTCTTATCTACAAGATCTTTAATATCCATAAGATTCTGCTGTATCGTCCACTCCCAATACGCATTTACATACACTTCTAGCTCTTTGTCGTTATCCAAAGACTCAAAGTTTACGGCTGGTGAGTCATCTATATCCTTAAGGACCGTGGCAAGTGTCTGTTTCATGAAGGGTACGTGTACGGATTGTCGCTGTGTAAGCCTATTTGTCTCAATGCGATCACGATAGAGCGTGTAGTTTTTTCTCCAATCGTCGCTTTTGCGTTGCTTATAGTTGATCGCTGACGTCCGAATGTCATTGAGCATTTGCTGTTTTGGGGTAAGATCCATAAGGATAGATGAAGCCATATGTCATATGGTATATACAGGTTCTATTGACGGTCAAGGGTATTATTTAGGCTAGAGTGCCGGGGATATGGGGCAATACACCACCGAAGTTGGTTTGAGGTGGGCGAGGCTTCGTTGCTGGTATATGGCCCACTGCAAATGTTCTCATGCCGTCTGCACCGTGCGATGACCAATCGTGTTTAGGGTACGATCTAAACACCTTATTCTTCTCATCCCAATCCTTTTTGTAGTTCTTTAAGCAGCTTATACCCCTATCACACCTATCCCTATCAAAGTAGCAACGCGATAGGACAGTCCTAGTGGCGTTTATTCCCTCATCAACTCCCAGCATGGGAGCTATGCTAAACTTAATACCTAGCTTAGCCGCCGACTCTAATCTTGACTTACCCGTACCCAACTCCCTCACCTCTATGTCATGAGGGGCCACATGGCGTCCATAGTAGTATCCCTTCTTTTGAAGTACGTCAGCATAGTGGGCTAGGCCCTCTCCTGAGTTCTCGTAGTAATCTATGAAATTATGGCCCATCCCAACGTCTTGTACAAACCAAATCGTAGTACTATCGTCCATTCCAAGGTCCCAATACGTGTCAACCTTGTAATCCTGCATATACGGCACGTTTGTGATCCGCTTGTCCTTCTCTGCTTGCTGCATGGCGTGACCATAATACGATCCTACAACAGCCGTCTTAAATGAACACATGTACTCTTGCTCAAAATATGAGGTAGCCTCTGACTCACTTCTCCCCTGTGCTGAGAAACGCTTAATAATATCTTTTAAGATGTCTTCGAGCTCCTGTGAAGTCCATATTTTCGTGTCTTCTGCGGTAAGGACTTCAACGTACCAATTAGGATTGTTTTTTGCATATTCGTACATTGCTCGGGCGTGGTTGTCTCCCTTTGGAGTCATATTGAAGACGGCCAGGCCGCCGTTCTCGCGTAGTATTGGTTCTACCACGTCCCACGCGTAAGGGTTCTGCTCGCTCCATTCTGAGAAAACAACCAACTTTGGGTTTCCTCCTCGGAGTGAGTCTGGTTTATCAGATCCGCTTATTTGAAATAGCGATCCATTGCGGATGGGGACCTTCATTGTCGTTTCGTTCGGGTCTCCTTTACGGATGAAGTCTGGTATATGTTCAATGTATCTAAACCCGTCGCCTCCCATACCGTCCCACAGGTTCTCTCTTCCCATAACCAAGGTAGGGTATACGTATTTGACCAAGCAAGGCTCGCTTATTAGTTTCTTTGGAACAGTCGCAGCTATATTGGTCTTGTCTTTCCCGGAGCGCCTATGCCAGATCTGTAAGAAATATCGGATCTTACTCTCGCCACTTATTGAAGCTTCGATTTGTTGCAGGAAGGGCAATTGATAGTCCCTTATGTCAAAGTTATACGGGATTGTTCTTGGTAACATCCTTATATGAAATTACTTGTATGGGTAGCATTTGTCCTTTGGTTGTGTGGTCGACCTTCTCGACTATTCTCTGCTTTAGCTTATTGTACTCGCGAATTGCAGCAACCTTAGCTCCAAAATCTGCGTGCTGATTAATAAGCATAAGTATCTGCTTGTCTACGTTTGTGTCATTTAGGCCGCCAGTCTCAAGTAATTCGTTGATTCTTGTGTAAACCTTCACATTACTTAACATGCGCGATGCACTAGAACACGCTGTCTTATACCAGTTTGGTCTAGACCTATCTGGGTTGTAAACCTCAATATATGATTCTACGCCATTACCAAAAAACTCTCGGTCTGTGGCGTATAGTTTACAAAACATCTCTTGTCGGGCGTTTGTTTCGGTTTCGTCTGAGCGCGTTGCCCTATCTCTCTTTAGTTTCACTTTCTTTTTCATATGTTATGAATAATTACGTAAAACGTGCGATTAGCTTTCTCGCTATATGCCTTTCGTAGGTAGCCCTTACGGATCAGTGAGTTAATAGCGTTCAGTGCCGTGTAGCTTTTAACTCCGGCTAACTGCATGGCAATAATGATTTCTTTTTGAGGGATAATAGTCTTTTGGGTGTTGGCCCAAATCTTTGCGTAGACCATTATCTTCGTTTGCAGGTCGTTGATTTCCAACATATCGCTGCTATAAATCATATCATATATTACTATGCAACACAAAGGGAGCGTTTGATATGAAAAGATAAGGATGGATCGTACGTCAGATTTTCTCGAGGGGCCTTAAAACGCGATATAAAGTGTATCTTTCTGTATCATCGCTCTTCAAACACATCTATTGATCCTTTCCGGGCCCACAGCTTTTTCGCAGCAACTTTGTAGATTGTGCTGTCGTTTTTAACAAGAGCATCAAGAAAAGCTTTGAGTAGATTATCTATGTCCGGCTTTTGTTTATGGGGTTTGCCGTTATATAGCGTCCTCTTCTTTGTTGACCACGACTCAGGCATTGATATGTAAAACATAATCATAAGCTCATCTGGCACTTCATACTTTTTACGTTTTGCCTGTAATACAAGGTTGTCTTTAAACGCATACCACCTTGCCACTGCTGGTCTACCCGACCATATATCGGATTTGACCAGCCGTGGTTTGCCTATTGGGTCTATGTCAAAGGTAGTTTTTTTCATGGGTTAAAGGTTTTCTGGTACTGGTTTTGAGGGTGACACCGCGATTTTAGAGAATGGCTCCTTACCTTCAAGAAAGCTCTCAGGGTTAAACATTATCTCTCTAGTAACTTGCTGTATTTCTTCCGCAAGCTTTTCAGGCTTGTTAGGTAAAACAAGGTACGTGGTATCTTTCTTCTCTCCCTTCTTCGTAATGGTTATATCGTACTCTTTTGGATCTCCCCACGCCGTCAGTATTCCCATAAACGCCTCAAATATGGTTTTCTTTGAGATTTGTAAAACTTGTACTCTTTTTTCTGTGTAGTTCCAAACGGCAAAGGCCCAGAAGTATTGGGGCACTTTGAGCGATTTTGTATACACATCTATATCTGCACCAAGGCGCTCTTCTGTTGAAAAATCATCCTGTGATCGTCTAACTGCCTTTTTATTAACCCACAATTCATAACCCATAACCGCTTCTGATAATACGCGAAACTTGTTATCTCCCGTCTCTAGAGACATGTAACTAGATGGTCTTTTTGGAAGTTTGTAATCCGGTGGGAGGAATGTCATAAGGGGAAAATAATACTAATAATGTACGTATTATACTTGACAAGCGGTTGCTCTGTCAAGTACACTTGCATCTTAATAGTATGTACCCCTATTATTAGTTGTTCAACTAAAAAACATGACAAAACTCTCTGAGTTGCGAAAATGTTTCTCTCCGAAAAAGGCTACGCTGTTACGTTACTGCTGTGAAACGTCTAAAATTGCGGCGAAAAAAGGGCCGGGTAAAGAATGGTATATCAAAGATACGAGACAAA